TTATTATCCGAACAATCCACAATCACAGTAGACCAAACGAACGGAAAAATGTATTTAGAGGTTAGTAAGCCTATCGCAGATGTTGATAGCGTAACGGGTATTACATTCTCCAGTGGTGAACTTGAGTATGTGGGAAATAGAATGTACTTCGATTACAACCCGGTGTTTGAAAATTTAGAACCTTTCACTGTGTGGTATGAAGCAGAATCAGAAAATCCGAACCGTAAAGACGAGTTTGGTATCCGCTCTGGTTTCACTACAACAGAATATTATTCAGTTCTAGTACTCTCTACCAACATGAATACAGTAAGGTGCCTAGATTTATTGCTTAAAGCAGTACTCATCTATATGAGAAGTACAGCAGAAGAGCATACGAACAACCTGTTACAAGGTGTAAAGTTCGGTCAAATAGACGAAATCAAAACAGGTGACGGTGCTGATGGCTCTTCTCCAGAAATCCTATACGGACGAGAAACCATTATCAAGTACGTTACATCCTACAGTTTAGACGTTCCGATTGAAAATAAGATTAAGGAACTTTTAATAAATAGTAAATTCAATTAATAGATTGGAGGTTTCATAGTGGAAAAGGAAGCTAAAGAAGTAAAGAAGACGAAAGTAGAACCGCTTAAACCCTACGTCCACATTGATACATTCATCCAAACTGCGAAACACTTATACGATTTAAGTGACACTCAATTGGCTGGATTCAAGGCATTAATGAATGGACAACACTATCAAAGAGATGAATTAATTTTCTTAGAAAAACTTAAGCAACACTTTAATTTAAAATAATCATACATAGGAAAGGAAGATTACATATATGGCAGTTTCATATGGTTTCAATAGAAAACGTCCACGTACAGAAGTATTCTTGGACTCAACAGCTTTAGGTTCTGCTAACGCTCAAAGCGAAAAACCAATTATCATTCTTGGTTCAGCTTTAGATGGTAAACCTAACGAACCAGTAGAATTAACAAACTTAGCACAAGCTCGTACCGCATTCCGTGGTGGTGAGTTAGTAGATGCTATCGAGATGGCTTGGAACCCGGCATTAAGTCTTAACGGCGCAGGTAAAATTTATGCTGTACGTACTGACGATGCAAAACAAGCTACACTAACAAATCTTGGATTAAAATTTACATCTAACGTATATGGCGCAGATGCAAACAACATTCAAATCGCGTTATCAGACAACGCTTTAACAGGTTCTAAACGATTCACTGTTTACTTCACAAAAGAGAGTTACGAAAAAACATACGATAACATCGGTAACATCTTCGACCTTACATACAAAGGCGCACAAAAAGCTAGTGTTGAGGTAAAAGTAAACGCTGCTACTAAACTAGCAGAGAAGTTAATCTTAAAGGTTGGTGCGGATACAGCTTCATTAGCAGAAGTTAAATCTTACGAGTTAGGTACAGGAGTCTTTGAGGACGTTAATACGCTTATCAATGACATTAATAACTTACCAGACTTTAAAGCTGCTATGAACGGTCTAGGAGGCTATAAGAACGTTAAAACGCAATACTTTGACGTGATGGCGGCTAAAGACTTAGTAAAAGATACACCAGCACCAATCAAAGCGATTGCGGCTGACTTAGCTAACGTATTAGCTGCTGACCGTTACGTAAGTGTTGAAGTAGATTTCGTTAAAGGCGCTCCAGCTTCAATCCCAGTAACTAGTTTAGCTGGAGGTTCAACAGGTGCTTCTCCTACTTCTTGGGCTGACTTATTCCTTAAAGTAGCGGACGTTGGTGGTTATTACATCGTACCATTAACAGCAAGCGAATCTATCCATGCAGAGCTTTCTCACTTCTTACGCACAGAATCTAACTCTGGTAACCAGTTACGCGGATTCGTTGGCGGCGGCTTAGATGAAACATTCGAAAGCCTTAAAGCACGTCAAGCAAACATCCGTAACGCTCGTGTTGCCCTTGTAGGTGACGATGTAGTTCGTCGTATGGCGGATGGTCGAGTATACAAAGCTCCGGGTTACATGTACGCAGCACAAGTAGCAGGTTTAGCAAGTGGACTACCTGTAGGTGAACCGATTACTTACAAAAAAATGAACATCGAGTCATTAGGTAAGAAATACATCGGTGAGCAATTAGACCAATTAGATGCATCAGGGGTAGTAATGTCCGAGTTCGTTCGTAACCGTAAAGGTTCAACTTACCGTATCGTTTCTGACCCGACTACATACAACCGTATTGATGAGCCTGTACAAAACCGTATCTCTTTAGGAGAGGTTTCTGACTTCTTAACTACAGAGTTACGTACAGTACTTGATGAAGAATTTATCGGGACTCGTATCCGTAACACTTCTGCATCTATCATCAAGAACCGTATCGAGTCATTCTTAGATGTTCAAAAGAACGTAGACGGTTTAATCGTTAACTACAGCCCAGAAGACATCCAAGTAGTTATCAACGGTAACACAGCAATCATCAACATCGCTGTACAACCAACACAAGGATTAGACTACATTAAC